CTCCATCGGTGGCACTCCAAGGTTCTCCATTCGGGCCTGATACCAAGCGAACGGGTAGCACTGGCTGCACGGTTCATAGCGAGGCTCCGGAGTGAGATGTCGGGCGGAGGTTGCTACGCTCCGGTCAATCAGCATTTCCCGAGTGTGCCCGCATCCTTTGCAACTGATAGCCATCGGAGCGCCACATTCAGCGATAATGTTGAGCGCTTCAGAGGTTCGTGGGCTCATCCGTTGATAGGCGCCCACGGTGACCTTTGGGAGATCGGTAAGCTGCTCGGAGACGCCCTCGAAGCCCTTGGGAGGCAATGGAAGTTCAAGCGTGCTCATGATCAGAATGGAATATCGTCGCCCTCGTCATCATCCATCAGCGGGGATTGCTGCTGCGGTTGTGGCTGCCGCTGTTGTCTCTGCTGGGGCTTCGCTTGCCGATCTCCTCCCTGGCCGCCACCGATAAAAGTGAAGCTCTCGCCGATGACTTTGAGCCTAGATCGCGTTTTGCCAGTTTCCCGATCTTCCCATGAATCAAGCTTCAGCCGCCCATCGATGAAGATCGGGCTTCCTTTGGTGAGGTATTTCCCGAGCGTTTCAGCCTGCTGGCCGAAGAAGGTGACATCCACAAAAAGCGTCTCCTCCTGAAGCTCGTCATTCTTTCGGTATTTGCGATTTGTGGCCAGTCCGATCTCAGCGATGACTGAGCCGTTGACGGTGTTTTTTAGCTCGGGATCTCGCGTCAGCCTCCCGGCCAGTTCTATTTTGTTTCTGTCCATTTTTTATTCTTTGGGTTCAGGTTTTTTGTCATGCAGCCTCCTCCTCTCGGGCCATGGCCAATCGCTCGATGCACCATCCTCCCTCCCGGAAAAGTCGGGCCTCGTGTTCGGCGTCAGTGATGATTCTCGCGGCCCGAAGTCGGGCCAGGAACCGAGCCTCCCTCAGTTGCTCCTTCCTGGCTCTGAAGAATGCCAAGCGCTCTCGCTCCTCTCGTCGCTCCTGTCGCCTTTTCATCGCTTTCTGGTGACGCCATAGCCGAGCGGCAACAAAAAGGGCGTAGGATCGAGCACAGCGCGTTTGGCGCTGGATGTGAGTGGCAGCATCGTGAATGGTCATGGTTTCATCAGGTCGTCCTTCGTTTGGTATCGATTGCGGGTGGATGGCCGCGCCTTGGGCCGGGCATCGGCCCAGTCCCAAATTTCGGGGAGCCTTCGCCCTATCTCTTTCGCTGAAACGGGCACTCGGCGCCCGTCCCCCGACTCCTGCGAGGTTTTCCATCCGCCCACGGCGCCGACGATCGTAGAGACCGCTTCGGGATCGGTGAGGAGCTGCGGATGAGCAGCGAATTCGGCGTATTCGCTGGCGGACCAGTGAGGCCGGCGGAATCCAGCAGCGCGAAGAATCGAATTCATCGGTTCATCGAATGCCCCGCTCGCTCGCTCGCCCTCATCGCCGTTTCTCGCCAGAGAACCGTTAGAACTAGGGAGAGCGTGAGTATGTGTATTTTCTTCTTCTCCTTTCTTTACCTTCTTTATTTCGCTTTCCGTTTGCTTTTCGTTTGCTACGTTTTGCGCTTTTTCTTTGCTACTTGGTTCGTTGTAACTCTCGTAATTCAAGAGAGTTAAGACGCCCAATCCTTGCTTTTTCTGTTTTATTATCATCCCTTCCAAGGCCAAATCATGAAGGAACTTCCGAACCTTCGTTGTAGACCACTTCCAGCGGGCTGAGAGATAGCGCTCTGAGGCTGCAAGTCCCCCCCTTGGAATGGGAATCAGTTTTCCGCCCACAAGCTTCGATTGAGGCTTCCATGCGGCCATCAAAATCAGATCAAGCCAGGCGCGCAGTTTCTCCGGATCTTGCCAAATCCAGTGCTCCTGCATTTTACGGTGAAGCTTCACGTAGCCTGACATCGCGTTAGGGAATCAGATCGCGAAAAGCGTCTCCTGATTGCGTGCCTTCTCGAGGTTGAGGCATGCCTGTTTCCAGTAGCTCTCCTTCAACTCCGAGCCGACGAATTTGCGGCCCTCCTGAATAGCCACAAATCCCTCTGAGCCGATCCCCATAAATGGGGACGCCACCACGTCTCCAGGGTTGCTCCAAAGCAAGAGCGCCCGCTCGATCACGTCCAACTGCAAGGGGCAGATATGTCTCTCGTCGTCTGCCTCCCGGGCAGATGACTTTTGAAGCGTTCGACTAGGGTTGATATCCATCCAGACCGGCGATGCGTAGCGTTGCCACAGATCGATTGAGAGGCGCCCCTCAGATCGAAATGATTCATCCCCCGCCCACTTGCCAAGCTCCCCGCTGACTGGCTCAGGATTCTCTCCGGGCTTGCGAAACGTGCATAAATAATCCGGGATGCCCTGGCGACTCATGCACGAGTCTTTCACGAGCTGCTTGTGCAGAAGCCCGAGCGCTTTGGTGCGCTGCATGGCGGTCACTGGATCTTTCCAAATGACGACTTCTGAATGATAAATCCAGCCGGCCTTCTCATGCGCCCGAATCACCTCCCCGCGAAAGTCCTCGATGCCGATATACCCATGCCTCGTTTTCGAGGTGGGGAGATTCATGCAATGAACCGACGTCAATCGGCCTGGCTTGGTCACCCGGAAGAGCTGATCCAATAGGAAGCCGTAGTTCTCAAAGAACTCATCATTGCTCCCGCAATTCCCCATGTCACGCTCTGAGCTGGAGTAGGTGTAAAGGCTCGCGAACGGAGGAGAGTAGATGGAGAAACCGATGGACTCATCTGGCAGGCCAGAAAAGACCTCAACACAGTCGCCGCGGTAGGCAGTCCAAGTTGAACCGCTTTTCTGATCGATGCACTTCATGGCTTCTCAACGATCGTCATCATTAGTCTCAGCTTGCTATTGATCTTGCGGGCGTCTTCGAGCATGTCCGCGATCGCGACTTGCATGCCCGGATCATTTAGCGTGGACTTGCGGATCTCTGTGAGATCATTCTCGGCGAACTCCATGGATTGATTCGCCTTCGTAAGCAGCTCGTATAGACTGGTCATAATAAAAATGATGGGATCACCATCGATTGATTTGCTTTATAGGTTTTGTCGATTCGCTGAGAACCTTTGATGTTCTCCAGCGTGAAATTTTGCATTTGTTCTAACATTCGGTTCGCCATCTCTTCAGCGTCGGCTTCCTTGCGCTTGATATTTTCCACCACCGCGCCCTCCGTGTTCGCCGTGACCACGTAGCAGGTGACAGGACTCAACTGGCCAAATCGCCAGCACCGCCGCACCGCCTGGTAAAATTGCTCATAGGAGTCTGAGAGCCCTGTGAATGCCATCTTGGAACAGTGCTGGAAGTTCATGCCCCAACCGCAAATGGAAGGCTTGGAAACAAGCACACGATAGCGGCCCTCAACGAATCCCATCATGCGGTCCTCCTTTGACTCTGGCGTGTCTGAGCCTCTTACCTCGACGGCATCACCGATAGCCTTCCGCAAGGCATCGCTCTCTGAGTTGAGATCGCACCAGACAAGCCATGGCTCATCTGACCCGTTGACTAGATCGGCCACGGCTTTCACCCGTTCATCCACGCTGTTTCTCCGGGCTTCCTGGCGCTCCTGTAATGTCCTCGCATCAAGAGCAAAAAGCATTTCACCAGCGTCTGGCTGGTGATCTACTTGAACGTGATCAATAAAAAGAGGAGGTAGCTCAAACGATCCGTTGTCGTATCCAATATCAGAAGGCTTTCGGATCATGAGAGACCAAGACGCCATCCACTTCCAGAAGTCCGTTTTAGCGTGGCCCTTCAATCTCCACTTCTGAGTCTCACCGCCATCGTGGACAAAGAACCGCGCCAGCATCTCGGTCCGGCTCATGCACCCAAGGAACTCAGAGTGATTGCCAAGCTCCATGAAATCGTTAGGCGCAGGCGTTGCGGTTGCGCAGAGACGAAAAGGGACGCCTCCCCAATCATCGACAAGCTGATTGCGAAACTTGCCCGTGTAGCTCTTCAGGATTGAAGACTCATCCAGCACGATTCCCGTAAAATCTTCCGGGCTGAACCTCGCAAGCATCTCGTAGTTAGTGACCGCGAGCCGAGTCTCCTTGTCGTCTTCCCTTAGATACTTCGCCCCATCGATGCCAAACTTGCCAGACTCACGGACGGTCTGAGTTGCCACAGCCAGCGGCGCGACGATGAGCACGCGGCCAGGAATGTGTCTGGCCCACTCCATCTGCATCAGCGTCTTGCCAAGTCCGCAATCCGCAAAGATGGCCGCCCGCCCGCGCTTCAATGCCCAATGCACAATATCGCGCTGGAATGGGTAGAGGTTGCCATTAAGATCCCCAATCTGATCTAGCCCCGTCGGGACATCCGCCACTCGCTTCATCGCGAGAAATTGTTGATAATCGCTCATGCTCACAAAAAAGCCCCCGGTTGCGATGGACCATGAACCGAAGTCCATGCTGGAAACATCCACCGCAACCGAGGGCCGCGATTCCTTTCTAGACTGGTTTCCAGCTCAGTCATGGTTTATCATATCAAGCAGTTTCCCAGATGGCAACAGTTTCCTTTTTGGAAATCGTTCATTCTAGGAAATCCAGTAAAACCGCCAGCCGTCATCTGCGCCCCATCTGCGGAGCGTGTTCTGGAGGTGAATGCTGAGCTTGTTGCCGTAGGTCTCCCGAGAGGCTCCTGTGCGCCAGTTGATCGCCAAGCATTTCCAGAGCGGCTCTGACCCATCCCATTTCATAGAGACTCCCTCACTAGGTTTAGAAAGTCCTCGGCCCGCATCATCACAAGCCACTCACAATTGTTTTTCCGGTGGGCGACGTAGGGAGTCTTCTCCCCAGCGTCGCGGATCGCCTGGCGCATCGCATCGTAAATTTGCAACCGCTCCACGCGCTTCACTTCGCAGTGAAACCCGGGCATGTCTTCGCACTGCACGTCTGGCGAATCTGGCCCGCCGGCAAACTGCTGCCCGCGCCTGGCGTTGAATCCATGCTCGCGTAAGAATGCCGCCCATTCACGCTCTCCTCTTGCGCCTTTGCTTCTGCTATTCATCGCGTGCCTCCTCTTTGGCGTTCATTTTTGGTGCTTTGGTGCCCTGAGCCCCTCACCTCGAGGGGCTCCCGATGCTCCGCAGGTAACAGTAGGCGCTGTGTTTTGCGTTTTGTTTTTTCATCGGTGGGCATGATTGGTTAGAATAGTTCCGTTTGGCCCTGCTCCTGGTGCATGAGCCTTTCCAGCTTGCACTTGGCCGCCTTCATTGCAGCGATCCCGTGCTCTACCTGAGCCTCTGTCATTCGGCCTTTTGAGACCTCGAATGGGTAAACGCGCTCTCTACGGCGCAGCTCTTCGCTCACTTCTTCAAGAGCTTCCTGTGTGCTAATATGGTCAATGTTCATTTTGTAAGTAGAGGCATAATTTCCTCTCGTTTTTGTTGGTAGTAGATAATGAAGCGGTCTATCGCGCTTCTGACAGTTTCCGTGTAGTCGTCTCGTTCGATTCTTGTGATAAATTCCGGGAGGCCCCGGCAGTAGCTCATGAAATACCAGAAATCGAGTCCGGTGATGGCCATGCTGCCGTGAACCTGTGCTCGGTATTGGCCGGGCAGCTCTTTGGCTATTAGATATTTGCAATGGTTCTTTGCCAAGGGGCATTTGATCTCCAGGCCCGCGATCCACTCACCATCCTTCTGAATGAGGCTATCTGGCGAGCATCCCACCACCTCATCCTCACGAGTGCAGAAGCCCACCTGATGAGCCTCCATGCCCATGATCCGCTCAAATGCTTCTCTGGCTTCTGGCTCCAGCTCGTTGCCCCGGTCAGTGTGCAAATTCCCCTCGAACTTAATCTCATCCCATCGGATGCATTCGGCGCAAAGCTCAATGGCGTATTCTTCCCACTGGCTGGAGTCCTTCCCTGACGGAGTGATGATTCGCGAGAGTGAGGATGCAGTGATTCGACCCGCTCGGGCGCGAAACCACTCCTCAGTCTGCTGCGGGAGATCCCAGATTTTCACGCTCTGTTTCTCCTGCGGCTTTTTCTAGCCGCTTTGTTTTTGGCGCGGCGTTTGCGAGTTGCTTTATCTTTTGAACATTGCGGCCTCTTCCCCCGACCCTTGAACGCCTCTCTCTTTTCCCAATCAGTCATCACGCCTGCTCCTGCTGCCAGAGCCATCGCGCCAATTCCTAACATGGCTCTTTTGTTCATGCATTCACCTCCTTCCACGCTTCGTTGACGGCCTGGGCGAAGGCTTCGGCTTTCTGGAGATTTTCTTCGTGAGTGAGGTATTCCTTTGCTGCTTTGATGACAGCAAACCCCTGCTTGATGCTTTCCTTAAACCCCTGCCATTCAAGTCCCGGCGAAAGCAGCTCCGTCGCTTTTGCAGGCGCAGCCTGTTCGGTCTTCGACTCGGGGGGCAAGGGCGGCTTGTTGGCTTCCTCTTGCTCTTTCCTGACCGCTTCAGCTTCCGCCCTAGCCTGGCGCTCCCGCGCTTCGGCTTCTTCCTTCTCGCGCCTCAGACGAGCTTTCTCCGCACGCTCACCCAGGAGATTCGCCAAAGATTCTGCGCCGAGCGCGTGCATCTCCAACGTGCTCCGATCCGAAAGGAGATCCGCGTGATGAGATGCCGCTCCCTGGAATTCCTCGATGACCTTTCGGTTCCCTTGAATCCTGCCCGTCCATTCCATCACAACGACATCGACCGCGGAGTTCATGCTCTTGATGGTGCGCTTGCCCTTCACCGCTTCTTGCAGTGCTGGCAACGCCTGTTTGGCCTGCTGGGGGAGCAGCTCGGCCTTCTCTTGCAGCTTTGTCACGGCCTTCTCGACGCAATCCTGTCGAATCTCCTCCTTCCGCGCCTTCACGGCCTTCCCGAGATCCAGCCGGACCTGCCGCACTTTCTCAGACGTGCTGGAGAGAGCCTCAAGGAGCTCGTTCAGTGCCTTCGCTTCCTTGAGCGCTTCTTTGGTTTTCGAGTCGATTTCCTCCTCGACGGCTTTCAGGGTTTTCCAGTCGTCTTCCGCTTGGCCAAATTCCTGATCTGTTGACGGTGACGTGTTGATCTTTGCCAGTCGCGCTTCAATAGCGCCCTGGTAGGCGGGAAGGTTCGATTCTACAACCTCCCCTTTGACGATGATAGTAAGGGTTTCTTCCATGGTTATTATCTAAGAGTTTCGATATAACAGCACTGGCTAACGCTTGATTTGAATTTCACCCAGAGCCGGTCTTCGACTCCCTCTCGGATCGTTGACACAATCCCACTTTCGCAGTCTGGATGACTAGCATCGCCATTGGCGTGGTGCGGTACGTAGGTGACTGGATCACCTACTTTGTATTCACTGGCTTTCTTAATGTGCGTGTCGGGCATTTCTTACAGCAGGGTTTCTTCTTTCTGTTGTGCAGGAGCCTCTGCTGGCTTCTCCGTGGCTTTCTTTTTCTCAAAGGGATCGACGGGCGCCTGTTCGGTTGGTGCAGCCTGTGCGTCGAACCAATCCTCCTTCGCGCTCATGCCGTCCCGGAGGCTGGTGTAGATTCGGCGCAGCCTGAGCACCTGTGCGGGCGTGATAGAATCCATTCGTCGTTGGATAAATCCCTCGATCATCGCTTTGGTGACGCCAAACTCCCCAAACTTTGAAAGGATCGAGCTTTGTGCTTCCGGCCCAGTGTCAGCGCTCGCCTGGAGCGTCACTTGGCACTGACTCACCGCATCCTCGATGATGTCACCGGGGATAACTGCCAGGATGCATGCACGGAGTCGCCGAGCAGCCTGATTCGCGCAGAGTTCGTAAATGTCCCGCTCGTCCTTCAGCGCATAGCCTCCCTTTTTTGTGTCGCGCCAATGGCGGACGGTGAATGTTCGGGGGACTCTCGTATTCGTCTCAAGATCCCAGGCGTAGGTTTCCACGGTGGAAATACCAACGCCGTCTTTGTCCTGCTTCCGGTCCACCTCCCTCCAACCGCTCTCGATGTTCCCCCATTGCTGGGCGACCGCCTCCGCTAAACGAATGGACGGCCCAGCGACTTCAGTGCCCCCTCGTGAGAAGGTGTAGGTCGATTGCTCCGCCAGCGTCTTGCGGGAGCAGGCGTTCGCGATCCGGTCGATGGCAGCCTTTTCGTCTCGCGGGAATCGTTTCGCGGCAAGCATGGCCATCATGACCTGACCAGTCTCCCGGCTCGCCAAGGCGGCACCGAGTGGCGAATCAGCCGTTGGTTGTAATTGTGCGCCGAGTGGCGCCAGTTCTTCCTTCATGTTTCGTAAGGGTAAAAGTGAAGGAGAGAGCCAAGGGAACCCCCGTAGCCGCTGGAGGAGGATGCGGCTATCAAAACCCTGGCTCTCCCCAAGGCGTTACTTGCTGCCTTGCAGCAAAACGGGCCGAGCTAACTCAAGGCCAACGTTGATCGAGTCCGCAATGAGGCGGTTCGTCGCCTGGTCGCCGTAGTGGTCCGCGATCCGTCCCACAGTGAGCACCCCCAGGCCATAGAGAGGTTCGTCGAATGACGCGAAGTCCACGTCCCCCGTGATCTGGTGTTCGGCGAGCGCCTCCATCACAGGCGCAAGCTCGGGCTTCGCCTCGACTGCCTGCTGGACAATCAAGGCTCCCCCGGCAGAAACAATCGTCTGCCCCAGCGGAGATTTCAAAAATCCCCAGGTTTGGGCACAGGATGGAAGTACCACCAGCGTCACGCCGCAGAAGACTCCAGCGAGGAAGATGGTAAGTGTTCTGGAAATGCGCTCGGCTCGGCCAGGCGCCCGGACAATGGGTGATTGCACGTGTCTCATAGTTAGTCGGAGTAAGGTGAAAGGAGAATCAAGAGAGAGGCGGCAATGGCCAAGAGAAGGGCCAGAATGACGCCGTTGAAGAATAGTTCACTCATGGTTAGGTTTGTTTGTTCGGGTTGCGGGATTGCTGGGCTGTGCGGCTGCCGCTCGGTTGATGCCGTCAGTTTTTTGCCGCTGCGATTCGGCCCAGGAGAATAGGGTGACCATTATAATGCCCCCCCTGTTTGAAAATTGAGCCAGCGGCAGCCCCCCGAATGTGTGGCCAGACGGAGGCCGAATGAAAACTCACGAGGCACTTTCAACCCCGGGCCAATTCCGTAACCGCAGGGACGCATGACAATCCCCTGCCGATCGCTGCCGCTGGCCGCTCGGGAGCATTCTCTGCTCCCGAAATCTGCTACCCTGCCCGAAGGACAGAAATACGTATGATGCCCCCATCCCTCGGGGGAAGGCTTGAGTGGAACCTTTGTTTCCGGGGTGTTTCCCGGTAGATTCAAAAAACAGTCTTGCAGTTTGCTCCCCGCCTCTGCTACCCGAGCGGAGTGAAAATCAAGGGCCTCTACCAGAAACGGGAGTTCTTTTACTTCCAGCCGCCGATGGTGCAGGGTGTTCGCCCGAAGCCCATCGCGCTCCGCACGAAGAACCTGCACGAGGCCATTCGGATGGCTACAGAGCTTCGCCAACGACTTTCCTTCGATCAAGATCCGGATCGCCTTAGCCATGCGATCAAGCGCTACATCGGAGAGAAGCGAGCCCTTCAGGAAATGACTCGCGGCACCCTTGAGCACACCGAGCGCTTTTTGGAGCGCTTTGCGGCCTGGGCCGGAGACATCCTGATCGCGGAGCTTTCCCGATCCCACATCGAGAACTTCCGCCTGCACCTCAATGAGAAGGGGCTGAAGGCCAGCACGATCGTCTGCCAGATGCGGAGACTCCAGGGTTTCTGTTCCTGGCTCAAGGCCAAAGACAAGATCCTGAGAAGCCCTTTCGAGGGAGTGAAGCTGCCGACTATCAAGCGGACCCAGGCCATCACATTCTGCACCCGAGAACAGCGCGATCACTTGATCGAGTGTTGCGACCGCGAAGACCTGCATTTTATCCTCATGGCGGGATTCTTCCTTGGGCTGCGGATCGGCGAGATCATCGAGGCAGTTCCCTCGTGGTTCCGAACACCGGGAGTCGTGGAGCTGACGGAGACGGCGCACTTTCAACCCAAGGACAAAGAGCGGCGCCTGATTCACTACGGCGACCGCTTCGCCCAATTCCTCGCCTCTTACGGGCTCCGTGAGCCCTTCATGGTGAGGCCCGAGGTCCGCCATGGCCGAGGCCGCATGCGCTGGCACTGTGAGCGACCCTGGAAGGCTTTGGTTGATTCTACGGAGCTTCCCTGGGTGACGCCGCACGTGATGCGCCACACTTTCGCCACGCTGCACATCCAGGCAGGAACACCTCTCGCCACCGTGGCGCGATGGCTCGGCGACTCCTACGCCGTTACCTTCGCCCACTATGCGGCCTATGCCCCTACCGATGCTCATATCAGGAACCTTGACTGAGGATTGATTCCAACGCTTCGCTGCGCTCTTGGTTGGCCTCTGCGGCCTCCAGCACGCGGTCCAGGGTTTCCCTGCGGAAATAGTCTCCGCGGGCCGTCTGAAAGTAAGGAACGAGGAGCTTCGGATACCGCCGCAGCAGTTCCTTGAAGACAGACTTCCCCCCGCAGTAAACCTCCGAGTCGCCTCGGTTGAGTCCCCCAGCGGGAGTGCTGATGGTTGTTTTTTTGTTCATCAGTCCAATTCGGTGAGCAGTCTTTGCAATCGCTCGCTGCGGTCTGCGCACTCCGGGCAGGGTTGATGACTGGCGGGGTCGTTGGCGTGCCCCATGATTAGCATACCCGTCCCATCGCATCTGCGGCAGGCTTCGCTTTCGGCAATGCACTCCTCGATGCAAAGGGTTTCCCGAAGGCCACGAATCGCCTTTAGCTTGGCGTCAACGTGATCCTGGGTCGTTTGGCGACCGTCGGATTCCTTGGCGTAAATCGCGGCCAAGGACCGCAGCTCGCGCTCGACGCATCCCTGTGATGGGACGATTGAAATGGGGCCGCAGTTCATTCGGCCTCCTCCACTTTGGCGGGGTGAATTGTAGCCTTGCCGCTCTTCACTGCGGAGAGCGCCCAATCGAGCACTGCGGCGGTCGTGGCCTTCAGCGAAAGCCCTCTCCTCTTTGCCAACCGAGTGAGGTCACGCTTATGGTTTTCTGTTACCTCAATAAGCATTTTTTTGCCCATGAGGGAACTTGTATCTCGTTGCACAGCAGGATACAACCCTAAAGTTGCCTAAAACAAAACTTTTTTGTATGTTCCGTTATGAAAATAACGAACAACACCCGAGCGCTGATCCTCAATGCGCTAAGGACCAAGGGGTTGACTCAAACCCAGCTGGCGGAGGAGATGGGCTATGGGAAGGCGTGGGTGACGCGACTTCTCGATGGGACACTCAAGCGACTGAAGGAGGAACAAATCGACAAGTTGCAAGACTTCCTTGGGATCAAGTTTTTTGTGGTGAAAGACCTGCGCCCGCAGCTCCCTCCCTCACTAATGAACCTCGCCAGGATCGCAGAGGATAACGAAACCCTCATGGATCTGCTGACGACACTGGAGCATCTACTCCAACAGGAGGCCCCGCTAACTGCCCCCTACATCCCAACGAAAAACATGACCAAGCTCGGCCAGGAGATCATTCGACTGGCCTACGCCAACGAAGACAAGCCCGGGAAAGTCGCCCGGGAGGTTCTTCGCCTGCTCTCAGAGAAGGGCATGGGGTTGTAAAAATCAACTAACCCAGGCGATCCTTCAGCTTGGCCAGCTGCCACTCGATCGCCTCAATGGACTGCATCGCGATCGGATCCGGCCCGCCGCGATCTGAGTCCCTTGGCATCGGCTGATCTTGCTCGTGGGCATGCATCAGCTCTTGCACGCCAGCGCGGAAGTCTTTCAGATCGACTTTCTTCCCCGGGCATGACTTTGATGTCCGAGGGTCGTCTCGGTGGCCGTTGATGGAGTCCACGCCCCATCCGGTTCTTTCAAGAATTGCGGCTGCCGCACGGGTTGCCATGTTCCAGCAGGCCAGCCCTCGCCCAGAGTAGGGATCCTCTGAATCGTAGTCGCCGAGCACTTCAATCCCGATGTGGGAGCGGTTGAAGCTGACGGCGTGAACGCCTCGCTCATCCAGTGGGCTCATCCCAAATATCTGATCATCGTCGATGAAAAGGTGCGGACCCCTGCTCCATCCAAGCGTGCCCTGGTAGTAGCTTTGGATGTTCTGGATGTGTTGGGCCTTGAGCCCGTTCGGACGCTGCCGGAGGGAAGGGGAAGCCGTGTGATGCATGGTGATCCCGCGAGCCCAGGAAAGGTCAACGGTGCGCAGATAATCCGCGAAGCTCGCCCCATCCCACACTCGACCAACAAGGGAGAAACTCATGGGGATGGGATCGCTTTGCTTTTGATGAAACTCCGGCCCGCGGTGTAGGAACCGGCGATTCCCGTATTGGCCAGGATGGCGGAGATCAAAATTTCAGGATCGATAGAGATGCCCCAGCGGGACAGAAAGCCCGATCCCACACCAATCGCGAGATTGATCACCATGGCAATGACAGAGCCCTTCCACTCAGTGGTCTGGCTCCCTGTTTTTTGTGCTTGTTCTGTGCTCATGCGTTGCTGTCGTTTGGCATTATGGTTAAACCTTTCATGCGACCAACAAGGATGCGGCATCGAATTAAGACCGATGGTGAAATCGACTCACTGTGATGCGTCGCGAAACTGCAATAGGTGATCGCTCGGCAGTCCGGATTCTTGTCCAGATGCTGGCTGGCGATGTAGAACCAGGCCGAGTGCTTCACTCCCTCGGCTTCATAAACATCTTTGATTACGCTAGGCGGTAGCCCATTGGTGGAGAATAGCATGGACCCCCGAGCCACGATGTGGTTGAGCCTAGACACGTAGTCATCGTCTAACTCGAAGTGAATGTATGAAACAGGATCCTGGGAGCCCTGACGGTATTGATAGACCGCAGTCATCCATCTGGGATTTCTTGATCCATTCCATGCCCGCAGGATCATGAACCGGTCGATGCATGTATCGGAGACCAACGCTTTTAGCTCTGCATGAATTTCGCCCCACTCCTCGATGAAATCAGTGAACGATAGAGCGGCCTGCTGAAATCGCATTTCGGATTCAGCCTGCGTGCGGAGCTTTCGGTTCTTGTTCGCCAGATACCCGAACCATGCTGTTGATAGCACTCCGAGAAACCCAAAGATAGCGACTAGAACATCCTTTTCCATCACCTGAAAAATTGAATGCCAGCCTACGTGTTTTCCAGCCTCAGAAATGGGCGTTTCTCTGGCGGAAGACGCAATCCCGATGGATCCTCTCGCAGATTTCGTATCCGGCCTCCTTGAGCCAGTCTATCACAGCCTGGTCGTCTCCGAGCCCGTTCAGCTCAAGCATTATGATCGGAGAAGATCCCTCAATGGTTCCCACTGCTCCCTTCAGTGCCTCCAGCTCATTCCCCTCGAGGTCGAGCGCCAAAAGGCCGACGTTCTTCAGGCAGAGTTGATCGATGCTCAAGGCGGGGATGGCTTTGCCAGCAGTCGAGCGATCAATCCTCCACGTTCCCGAGTTCCCTCCTTCGTTCTGCTTCAGGCTCACCATCCCTGGAAGGCCAGAAATCGCACATGGAAAGGCCCTTACGTTGGAGGCATAAGGGAACACGTTTGACGTAAGGCAGTGGAAATTCTCTTGGCATGGCTCGAAGGTGTAGACCTGCTCGAAGATGGACGAGAGAAGCCTCGGCCAGATGCCGCATCCTCCTCCGGCTTGAACAACACTTCCCCACTTTCCCACATGCTTTAGGGCCGCATCGAGGTCGTTGACCGTGTGGCGACTTGCCCAGAGACCATCGTCGTCCTTCGGCCATAGCCAAGGCCCATGCATCCCTCCGATCGTATCGTTGCGCCACTCTTTCATTTCTGCGGCACGGTCCACCATCGGTTTTCGGTGTCATGGGCGAGATGATGCACCCATTGGAAATATTCGTGATACATCGGCGCCACGTTCTCCATGAGGTAACGCTCGGCGTGCTTCCGCACGGCGGCCCGACTCAATCGTGGAGCGTCCTCCACGGCCCTCACATACTGAGCATAGTTGCGGCAACGATACCCGCTCACCCCCTGCACCACCGTCTCCGGGAAGGCTCCATTGTCAGACGTAATCACGGGAGTTCCAGAGAGCATCGCTTCCACGGCGACCCCGCCAAACGGCTCGTTGTAGAGGGTTGGCACCAGGCATGCCTTGGCCGCTCCCATGAGCTGCTTTCGTTGCTCGACGTCAGCATAGCCGACGCACTCCACGTTATCAGGAATCTCGAGGCTTGAGGGAATGGCATTCTCCAGTTTCCCTTGGCCGGCGACAACTACAGGGATCTCTGTATCGCGAGCCAGCCGCACGATGATTTCCATACCCTTTCGAGGGATGACCCTGCCCAGATACAGGAAATATCCGCCCTCCCCGTTTTGGTCGATGAAGTCCTTGGGATCAAAATAGTTTGGGATCACCGTATCCATTTGCCATGGATCGAGATCAGCCTTCTCTGCTGCCTCTCGGTTGCCGTGGCAGTTGTTGAGGATCGCGTAGGACTCAAACACCCGGAATGTGGCGAATGTGCTGGAGTAGCCGATGCCAGGCTCGACGACCTGCACATCTTCCAGCCCGAGAGCGGCCCCTCGGGTGCCCGACCAGAAATGAAGAATGAAGTCTTTGGGCTTTGCTGTCTGCCTTAGAATCTCTCGGGTTCGCTCGTTGTAGATTCTCTCAATCTCCTCATTCTGGGCATCAAAGAATACCTCGCGCCAGTCGCCGCGATCTCCGAAGGCTTTCTCCCAGTCCCCATCAAAGATGGTGTCGTGATGTTGAACATAGGCCGGCAGTTCATGGTCAGGATGGCCATAGTGGTGAACCTCATAGCCGTAGTCCTCCATCATTCTTGCCCACTTGAGAACCTTCTGCGTGTAGGCGCAGAGCGAGTATTTCTCCGACGTGGCTGCATAGGGAGGAGTCAGAAGGTGGAATCGCATGTTCTCCCCTGGCGTCGTGTTGAAAGGCTCGGTATGGACTCCTGTGGGGATCACTGGAGTTTCCCGGCCCCTCTCAGTGTGCAGCTCGATGAATCCGCGGTCTGCCAAGCCTCGTGGATTCACCATGATCAGCCTGACTCCGTGCTTTCGACAAAACTGCTTTGCGAGCTCCCACCCTCCCATGATGAGTCGCCTTGCTCCGTCGAGATGCCCGCTGGGCCCAGACTCGCCAATCCTCCCGCCATCAAGGTCGGCGCCGACCACGTAGATTTCTGAGAGGCCCATGTAGACCATCATCTGGAGAGCTGTGAACGCCACGCTATTCGATGTCTCAAACGGCGGCTCGTCGGTGAATGATTTGGGAAGCGGTACGCTGAGGAATCCATTTTCCTCCTGAATCGGCCCAGTGTGAGTGCGGACTATTCCCGCGCAGTTTGCCCGTGCTTCTCGCTCGTCTTGAAAACCAAAGTCGCCAAACCACTTGGCCACATGCGGAGTGAATTCCATCACGGTTCCCGCATCGCCCGAATAGCTGCGAGGGTTCCCGGGGTGACCACGATCCTGAATCAGATAATGATCTAGCTGCCATCCCTCCTCGTGCAGGATGCTATTGACGCCGAAGGAAACCATCGATGAATCCTGGCGATAGCTGGCCAGGCTGGGCCCGGTTAGAAGCAACTCGCCGCACTTGCCTGCATAGGCATCCCGGTATGACTCAATAGTCAAGGCGGGCGCCCAATGCTCTCGAAGAAGCCGGCCCTTGGAATTGTTCTGAGAAGACGCAAACGCCTGCTTGGGGGATGGCTCGCCATGAAAAGCAATCACCTGCCAATCTTCCGGGGGATCGCCTCCCCACTTCCACGAGATCGCCTTGCGGGCATCAAAGTAGGCGTATGGAAGCGAGCGCTCTTTGAAATACGCCTGGATGAATTCCTGATCCCCTGCGAAGTGCAGAACTGATTCCTCCTCGTGCTCAAGGAATTCGTCAGGGATTTCTCTCAGCCTTTCCGATTGGCGCCAGGTCATCACTGCCGATCCGAATCGGTAGGGCTTACTCAAATAGGCAAAGTCATTCAGGATGCGGAAGCCCTTTGTCCCTGGCTCGATGACCTCCTTGAATTGAGGGCCAATCAGAAGATCCAAGTCGAGAAACGTCACCGAGTCGCCGTCTTGAATCTCTGGGCAGTCGAAAAGCATGAGCTTCGACCACCATCCATTTACGTATCCTCTGGGGACAGGTCGCGCCTCGATGTAATTTGGGAGCGCCTTTGGCTTCTCGGTGTAGCAGATGAAGCGATAGGCTACATCTGGAAGGGCCCGCCTAACTGCGTGCCAAAGGTTGATTGTGTGAGCGTGGTTGTATTTATCTCCGACGTTTAGTGTGATTATGTAGTTCATGGGGTAAACTGATTCCAGTAGCCGCCGCTTGGCCCAAAATACCAATACCAGTGGCCTGTCTCAGACGGCCCAACGGCGCCACCTGTCGATCCTCCAGGGCCGGTTTTCCCGGTCCTTCCGGTTGGACCTGTGCAGCAAGGCCCTGTTTTTCCGGTTTTTCCTGTCCTGCCGGTTCTCCCGGTTTTTCCTGTAAAACCTTGGACGCCCTGAGTTCCTATTCCGGTTCTCCCGGTTTTTCCTGTCCGTCCAGTTAGGCCGACTCCAGTCCGTCCCGTCAACCCTACATCCCCCGTTGCCCCTCGTGGCCCTGTTCGACCAACTCCAGTTTTTCCCGTTCTCCCGGTTTTCCCGGTTAATCCAGTGAACCCCTGGCTCCCTTGGGTTCCTACCCCTGTTAGCCCTACGCCGGTTCTCCCGGTTTTTCCGGTCCTCCCCGTGCGGCCTGTTCGTCCCGACATTCCGTCGTCGCCATCAAGCCCTGATCCTGTTAGGCCAACACCCGTTC